CGGCGACCGGCGGCGCGTCTCTGCTCGATGGCAGCGGGGGACATGCGCTTTTTCTGCGCTCCGAGCCGTGCCATGTAGTCGCGCACCGCTTTGTCGCCCTTGCGCCATGTTGTCTGTGCTGTCATGTGTCACCTTGTCATAAGAGCGTAAAGCATGCCAACCCGTCCCGAAAGCCGAAAAAAACCGTGCTTTGGGGGGACTACAGGGGGGAGTCTTTAGATATGATGCCACCGGCTAAACTTTCTTTCCCTTTGATTGAACGGAACGGCTTCGCAGTGTTCTAACCTCTATATGACAAAAACAATCGGAACTGAGAAAGTTTCAATTCAAGACTGGCCGAGAGTGCTTTCCATCGTGAATGCGCTCCCGAACCCGCCGCGCCGACAGTTGCTCTATGGCAAACCCGGAAGCGGCAAAACCACTTACGCGCTCTCACTCTCACCGGAAAGCGAGCGCATCACCTTAACACAGGGCATGTTTCCGGATGCCTTATACGGCAAGTTTTTACTCCGCGATGGTTCGACGTTCTGGGCGAACGCTCCGGCTGCAAGGGCAGCGATCAAAGGCGTTCCACTGGTGACGGATGAAATCCACAAGGCCGGAGGCGAACTGGATTCGACCTTGCAAGCCGTTCTCGATGATGAGGCGGTATGCGTCCTGAACTTGGACAATGGCGAGGCGATCAAACCCGCCAAAGGCTACCGTGTAATTGCGACCATGAACGGTTCGCCTGACCAACTGGCCGAGGCGGTACTTGATCGGTTCGACATCGTTCTGCGGTGCGATACTCCGCATGATGGAATCATCCGGCGATTGTCGCCCGAAAGCGCGGCTTTCATCCTGAACAAGGTTCAGAACGAGCCGGACGAATACAACTGGACGCCGACCATAACCCCGCGCCGGATGTTGTCCTTTGAGCATCTTCGCAAGCAGGGTCTGAGCGACGAACTGGCCGCCGAACTGGTATTCGGTGAAGGGCAGGGGAAAACCGTTCTCATGGCAATGGTGGACGCTCAACGGAACGCTCTGAAGGCTGACTAATCATGGAACACGAACACAACACCGGAACACACAAGCACAAATGCGACTTTTGCGGCTTTGTTTGGGAGCATGAGGATTCATGCATTAACAACACAAAGGCGCACACCTGCGCTATTTGTCTGAACGTCCAATGGTACTGGGACTATATGCCTGACACGGCGTTTTCGATCAGTTGCGCCAGCATGCCACAGGACACGAAACCCGAAATTGACCTGTCAAACGTAGAGGATTTTTTCCGATTCGTTGACGGTCTAACAAGGAAAGGCGACTAAGAATGAGTGAATCAAAACAAGAGGAAATAATTGGGACGCTTTGGCTGATTGCGGGACTTCTCGCTTTCAGTGGCGGTCACAATCTCGCCGGATGGATTCTGTTGGGCAAATCAGCGTTGGACATGATCTGCTCATTATCACTGGCAATCATCGAGACAAGGAAAGGCCACTAAATGAAAAACGTTTATTTGCTGGAAATTGACAAACTGCAAATTGGGCAGACCGGAGGCTTTGAGCCGACGGACAAGCTAGAGATTGTCGGAGTGTTCGCCACTGAAGCGGAGGCGCGAAAAGCAATTCCGAGCGAGGCGACCGAAACGCTCATAACCAAACTCCCGATTGGCCGCGTTTACCTGCGCGGAATCGGTGAGGCAATTCACAAGCACACAGGAGGCATAACTTACTAATGAAAGCAAAACCGAGCAAACGAACGGTGCGCGATGCAATACGCGCCAGCGTACCGGACGGAAAGTTACGCAAGGCGCAAATCGTACTAAAGGAGCGAACCGACGCAATGCAAATTGGCGGCTTCACCCAGTACGAACGGGAGACCGGGGGCGATGTTGTCAAGATCGGCGCACCCGCTTCGGATGATTCGTACGGAATCACCGTGCGAGGCCATGAGACACGGCACGCGACACGGCACACTCCGCGCCGGAAAAAACCCAAAACCGAAAACGAGGCAATCGCCGGACAGATCGTGGACGATGTAAACATCGAAACTTCGCCGCTTCCTGACGTTGCCTCAATCCGGCCGTACCGCCGAGCGCACCTGAAAACGGCCATGGATGGAGTCCGAGTCTTGTTGAAGAATAAGCGACATGTCACGGCGAATCCAAAAGACGACACGGCACAGCTTCGCAATGGCAACCTCTTAAACGCGGTGCGAACCGTGGCGATGTTGCATCATTACGGGCAGGGGGAAGCTTCCGAGATTAAGGCACGGTCGAAAGGTTACAACAAGGTTCGAAAGGTGATCGGAGACAACCTGTTTTCGGGAGTCGCCCAAATCGTGAAAATGGCGAAGCTTCGCAGTAAACGGGCAAGGGCGATTTCGATGCTCGTTGCCCTGATGGAGCAACCCGAACCGGAAAAAGGTGAGGAAATCGAAACCGAGGAAGGCGGCGAACTGCTGATGCCAGTGGAACATGGTGACGCATTCGATGGTAAGATGGAGATTCACGACCTGCGACCAAAGTCTGTCTTTTGCGCCAAGGAAAAGACCATCAGCCGACGCAACGCGCCCAACGGTGTAATCATTAACCCGACACGCTACGTTTCTGCGGTAGTCAGTGGCGATGCCAACGGGCTTTTCTCGCGCCGAGTGAGACAAAAACCTGGTGGAACGGTGTTGATAGACGCGAGCGGTTCAATGGGAGCAAACCGAGACAACCTGAGCGAGCTTTGCGCCTTAGTCCCAACCGCAACCGTGGGTTACTACTCGGGATATGGCACGGCAACAGGCGACTTGTCCATTTACGCGCACCAAGGCAAGCGGTACGCGGGAGAGTTGCCACAGAAGACGCTTCACGGCGGGAACTCCGTTGATCTTCCGGCCATTCGATGGATGATGCAACAAAGCAAGCCGTGGACGCTTGTCAGTGACTTGGAGTTTTGTTGCGGCGTCTTGGGGAGCGAGACCATTGCGCATGCGCTCGTTGAACGTGCCGAACGTCGCGGGGAACTGACGGTGTATCGCTCCCTCGATGCCGCGTATGAGGCATTCGGCGGAAAAAAGAACTTGGCAGACGCCGAGCGACGAAGGGAAAGAGAGGCACGCATCATTGCCGGACGAGCAGCAAGAGCAGCAAGCCGGATGAGGAAAGTCATGGCCGAATAACAGAGAGAGCAGAGCAGTCATAAGCAAGCCGCATCAGTAATGGTGCGGCTTCGCTGTGTACGTACGCATCCAGTCAGCATCCGAGACCAGTCAAGGCGACCATAGGAGCGGAGACAGCATCACAGGTACATAAGTACGTACTTAAGAAGGGAGAGCATGCACTTACAGGAGATCCTAAAGCATGCCTTGATGTATAACCGGCAGGGTGGCAGCGGGTTACCGGCTATGCCTAAGAATTCTTTAATGCGTAAGCGGGGGGGTAGGGGGGGCTAGTTACCTGGAGAAATTCTACTCAGTGCTGCACCCGGGCATGTTTCCTGGATAAAATCACCTGTATGCAAAGCCCGATCCAGTACTGGAAAAATTATCAATTACTGAATAACCCCGGGGTTCTTATTTCCTATTAAGAAGCCCGGGGGAGAGATTCTTCTTGCAGGGAAGAACCCCTGGAGGTAAACATCATCCCAAGGACAAGGACAAGGACAAGGACAAGGACAAGGAAATGGCGTTACCGAAGCGACCTGACGCGGAACTTGGTGCATTGAAGGCGCTGGTTACCGTTTACGGGACGCGGGAGGCATCCCGGGTGTCCGGCGTTCCTTACGGTACGATCTCCGCGTATGCGTTCCGCTACAAATGGAAGAAGGCGACATTCAAGAAGGAGCCGCGGCGGCACGATGGCGTTACCGGCAAGGACGCTGCTGACCTGTTGGCGGAAGCTTTGGAGAAACACAAGAACGCTTCCACTCTGAACCTGGCCAAGTACGTCGATAAAGCAGCCAAGAAAGCTGCCGAGCACAGAGATCCGCTGGAGGTAGCCCGCAAAGTGCGCGACGTCGCCGGTGTCCACCAGGTGCTATTTCCGGCGGAGGAGGGCGGCGAGGGACTGATTGAGGGCGCAATCCTGCTGGGAAGCGCGAAACCGACCATTAACCCCGCCGAAGTGGAAGCCCGGGCGGTGGAAGGACGAGTTATAGACGATGTACGGACTGAACTTCCCGACCAGCGACCGCAAGGCGATTGAGCTTTGGTGCTTTGCCAATGATCCGCCTCTGGGACTTGGCAAGTACCAGCATCTGCGTAACTCAATCGACCTGATCTGGAACAAAACGCATCCAAACACGTACATCTGGAACGACTGGTCGGAATGGATGCAGCGAACCTTCGCTGAAAATCCCTGGTGCACGCTTACCGGCCCTGCCGCCTCTTGGAAAACCACCTCTGCTGCCATCTTTGCGCTTGCCCGGTTCTATTCATCGCCCTCCAACACGGTCATTATCGTCACATCCACCACGCTGGATGGATTACGTCGAAGGGTCTGGAAGGAAATCTCTCATTTTCACCGGCTTAGGCCGCTTTTTGGGCACATTGTCCAGTCACGCAACTGCATCCAGTTCCGAAAAGGCCACGATGATGCCGGGATCTTTGGTCTGGCCACCGACAAGGGCGAAATTGACAAGGCAATCGGGAAAATCATCGGGTTTCATGCTCCCAACATGGTGGTCATCGTGGATGAGATGCCGTACACGCCCGAAGC